GTCGCATTCTTTGCATATATTGCGTTTTTTGATAAACTTATCAAATTCTTTTGTTTCACCACATCTTGAACAACTTTTTTCTGTCGCACTTATACTATTTGTATCTACTACCATTTATATACTAAACCTATATTTCTTTATATAGTTTGCCTTATTGATTTATTCACTAGGGAGTAACACGCTTTTCACGCTCCCTGTTGCGAACATTGATGTTTTTAATGCATCTTCACTGCATTTATGCAGTGAATTTTTCTATCCGCGTTGTATGGTTTTGTGCAGCCAACGTTCATTCTAAAAGTATCACCTCGCTCCATAATCTTAGCAATATGGCACATCATAGACATTCTATGTAAAGAAGGTTGTCTATTGAATAGAACAGCGTCTCCGTCCATCATGTGACGATGAACGATGTCGCCATTTTCAATACGAATGGACCCGCGGTCAACATATCGTAATGAAATGTGTTCGCCATTTCGTCTTTCTAAAATTTTGGCGCCAGGATATACATCAGGACCATTTTGAATGAGTTTCAACAAGAAATCTCGATTCAAATCGTTGACAGTAATTGGTTTTGTAATATTCATGGCAATTTTACGAGGAACACCTAATTGTTTTATGGATAAATTGGGGTCGCCAGTAATAACGGAACGTGCACTAAAATCAACACGTTTACCCATTAAATTACCACGAATACGACCATTTTTACTATTTAGTCTACCCATAATACATTGCAAAGGTCTTCCTGAACGTTGTGCCATTGGAACTGCACCTTTTACTTTATTATTGACAATCATGGCCACAAAGTATTGTAATACAGTGGTTAATCCTTCAATAATATTTGGTTGTGCATTTTCACGCAACTTATTGAATAAATCGGTGTTTGTTTTAATAATATTACTATAAATATGTGTTAAATCATCTTCACTTCTTTGTTGTGCATCATGTTTAACAGATGGACGAACCGCTGGTGGAGGAACTGGTAGTACTTGGCAAATCATCCAATCTGGTCTGGACCATAATGGATTGAATCCCATGAAATAAACATCTTCGTCGGAAATACGTTTAAATATTTTTAAAACGAGTTCAGGTGTAAGTTTGATGTTCACTTTTTTATTATCAGATTCCTGTGATGTTTCCATATTTTCCCAAATAGCATATAATGTAGACATACCAACCAATGTAATTTTGTCTGGTTGTTTACATCCACATCCATCTTCGGTTTCTTGACCACATCTTTTGATTTTCTTTTTTGCAGCGATACCTGAAACATAATCCCAACGTTCTTCTGCTGATTTTCCAGAAATATGTTGATGTTGTGATTTATTTATTAATAATTTACTACATTTAAAACACACGCAACGTGCGATTTTCATAATTTCCTTCAAATGCTGAATAAAGAATACTGGACGTGCTAGTTCAATATGCCCAAAATAACCCGGGGTATCAATGTAAGTAAGACCATCAGTTGGACAAATCAACCCAGGTTCTAACACACCCATGCGAGGGTCGAATAATCCACCAATTACTGGTTTGTTATTTATGTATGTATCACGAGATGTAACTTCCACAACTGAGTTTTTGCGGATTTCATCGGGTGATAACAAACTAAATTGAACACCAATAATTTTGGATGAGGCAATTTTTGATTCGTTCATCTTATTGTTAGAAGATGACATTGTAACCTAAATATATTATATCTTAATATTTATATTATTTAATAATTAATAATCAATTTTTCGGAAAATAATTTTAAAAAAAGTATAAAATTTGCAGAAAATTGAAAGACATTTTTTCATTATTGATTTATACAAACAAATAACTTATATTTTATATAATACTCGAAAATGGTAGCAACTAAATACGAATCTGCTTCAAAGAAGATGAAGAACGATAAGAAGAAGAATCTTAAAAAGAACAAACCTGATTCTGATTCAGAAGAAGAAATTATCATTTATGAAGATGATGAAGAAGATAACAGTTCCGATTATGAAACAGTATCCGAAACATCAGATTCATCTTATGTGCCTTCTCCTAAAGAACTTAAATCAAAGAAAAACAAGAAACAAGAAGATGATGATGAAGAAAGTCTTGGTTCAGAAGATACTGATGATGATGAAGGATTTGACCGTTTTGAATTCAGAAAAACTTTGTCAAAAATATTTCCATCTAAATATATGTCTAAAAAGGTAAAAGACGATGAAAAAAACGTTAAAAAATCAAAAAAACAAATCAAAAAATCATCTAAATCAAACAAGTCTAAAAAAGAAGAATCTGAAAGTGAAGAAGATAGTGAATCTGACGAAGAACCTGTTAAAAAATCAAAGAAATCTGTCAAAAAATCAATTAAATCAAAGAAATCGAGAAAAGAAGAATCAGAAAGTGAAGAAGAAGATAGTGAATCTGACGAAGAACCTGTTAAAAAATCAAAGAAACCAATCAAAAAATTATCATCTAAATCAAAGAAATCGAAAAAGGTAGAATCCGAAAGCGAAGACGAAGACGAAGATGATGACGAAGAAAGTGAATACGATGATGACGAAGATGATGATAAAAATATTAATATAGTATTTACTATTGGTGGAGGAGAAGATGAATATGACGAAGATTACGAAGATGATGAAGAAGAAGATGAAGATGATGAATACAATAGTGATGATGAAAAAATGTTTATGAAAGAAAATTACACAGAAATAGAAATGCCAAAAAAGGAAGAAGAATCCAAAGACAAAAAATCAAAATCCAAAAAGAGTAAAAAGGATGAATCCAAAGACAAAAAACTAAATGATAAATCAGAATCCGATGGAGAAAACGTTGAAAATGAATATTTAGAATTGCAAGAATTAAAGAAAGTTTTAACTGAAAAGTTGCACAAAAAACCAAACAGTAAAATTCTTCTAAACGCAATTGAAGAATGCAAAGAAGCAATTCACAAGATTATCAAAGACGCACGAAAAAAGAATACGAAAAATTATCATAAATTGGTTACAAGTGATCGTAAAAAAACAAATGAAATGGATTATTTCAAGAAGAAGTTATCCAACAAAGAACAATTACAAATTATGAAAGATTTGAAAGAAATTAATTCTCACATTAACATCGAAAAACCATATCGTTTAAGTTTATTGGAATCTAAAATACCAGCAAATTTCAAAGCAATTGCATTACAGAAATTGAATGTATTACGTTCCATGGAACCAGGTGATTCAGAATATCACAAAATTAAGACTTGGGTAGATACATTCATGAAAATTCCATTTGGAGTTCATAAAGCCCTCTCTATAAAAATGGACGATGGAATTGATAAATGTAACGAATTCATGAATAATGCAAAACAAACATTGGATAACTGTGTATATGGATTAGATGATGCAAAAATGCAAATCATGCAAATGATTGGTCAATGGGTTGTAAATCCAAGTGCATTAGGAACAGCAATCGCAATTAAAGGTCCACCAGGAACAGGTAAGACTAGTTTAATCAAAGAAGGTATTAGTAAAATTTTAGGCAGAGAATTTGCATTTATTGCACTTGGTGGCGCAGGAGATAGTAGTTTCTTGGAAGGACATTCTTACACATATGAAGGAAGTTCTTGGGGTAAGATATTACAAATCTTAATTGATAGTAAATGCATGAATCCGGTTATCTATTTCGATGAGTTAGATAAAATCAGTGATACACCACGTGGTGAAGAAATCGTAGGTATTTTAACACACTTAACTGATACATCACAAAACAGTCAATATCATGATAAATATTTCTCTGAAATTGATTTTGATTTGAGTAAATGTTTATTCATATTCAGTTATAACGATGAGAACAAAGTAAATCCAATCTTAAAAGACCGTATGTACAGAATTCAAACCAAGGGATACGATGCAAAAGAAAAGACCATTATTGCCAGAAAATATTTGTTGCCAAAGATTCGCGAACAAGTATGTTTCACCGAAGAAGAAGTGATTATTCCAGATGATACAATTCAATATATAGTCGGAAATACAGCATTGACTAACAATGAGCCAGGTGTTCGTAATTTAAAAAGATGTTTAGAAATCATTCACACAAAACTCAATTTGTTTAGATTAGTTAAATCCGATACCAATCTATTTTCAAAAGACATGGACCTAAAAGTTGAATTCCCATTTACAGTAACCAGAAAGCACGTCGATATTTTCATAAAAAATGAAGAAAACCAAAATCAAAGTTTAATAGCAATGTATGTTTAAGTAGTATAGTTTTATAAAATGTAAATAATGTATATTTTTTTATGTATTTTTAAAAAGTACATAAAAATAATTAATTATATATTATGTAGTAATGGAAAATAATGATGAGCAAGAGGATGTTAAAACAATTCAATACGCATTAAGATATATGAAGGCAATTATTCAAAATCCAAACGAAGAATATTCGAATATTTGTAAATTAATGGAAGAATATATAATTCACAATTGCAATCACAATATAGTAGAAGATAGTATAGATATCACACCAGATAACTCACAAACTATTTTTTATTGTTCAAAATGTATGAAGACAATGGAAAAAAAATCTACTTAAATATAAAATGGATAATTTGCAATCTATATTATTAAAAACAGTATATCTATCACTATTTGTGCAAATAATAACCGGTATTACTGATGTATATGTATTATTTACAGTTACTGGTGAAAAACTTATACTAAAAGCTCTTTTATTATTGGAAATAATAGTTCAGGTAATTGAAGGAACTTTTTATATTTGGTTAGCTTCTATGTTTTCCACTATAAAAGATGTAACCCCAAAACGTTATTTTGATTGGGCGTTTAGTACGCCACTTATGTTATTTACTTTATGTACATATTTAGATTATTTGAAAAATGAAAAACAAACATCTACTGAAAAAATGGAAAATAAAACAGAAAAAGGTATTCCAAAAAAAGAGAATAAAAAAGAAGATATTATAAACATATTATTTACCAAATTAGATGAAAATAAAAATATATTAATACCGATATTTATTTTGAATTGGATGATGTTACTTCTTGGATATTTGGGTGAAACTGGTGTAATAAATAATATATATGCGGTAATATTAGGTTTTATTCCATTTATTGCATATTATACACTCATATATTTCAATTATGCCCAATATACAAATACAGGTACAGTATTGTTTTGGTTTTTTGCAGTAATTTGGGCATTTTATGGAAACGCAGCATTGATGTCGTATTATTGGAAAAATATAACTTATAATATTTTAGACATATTTTCTAAAAACTTTTTCGGACTATATTTAGCATATTTAGTATGGAATAAGTGAATTTATAATATTATATAAATATATTATAAATGAAATACACTCACAAATTTCAAAAAAAATTGGAAAATAATAAAACCAAGAAAATATATGCGGGAGATATTGATACTCATAGAATATTCAGAAAAATATTAAGTATTGGATATGAATTGGAAACATCCACTTTGGCGAAGTTATCGTTGATAGGAAATTCAAATGATGATGAACAAATTCTATTAAATACGAGTAGTAATGCAAAAGATTATGATGTAATAAAAAGAATTCAAAATGATGAAGCAACTGATGAAGAAACTGAAAAATATGAAAACCGATTAGACGAACTTTTTGAAATTGATTTATATACAAGTCAAAGTATAAATAAAAAAAAGAGAGTTGTAACTGATAATTCTACTTTCATAGTAGCAAATGATGTATCGGTAACCCCATTTACAAAACATTTAAATAAAATATGTAACTTGAATGAAGAAGAAGACGGTGAAGATTTAATTGAAAAAAATGAGCTTTATACATTTGAAACTGAATCTGGTGAAAAATATAAAATAAATTTTGAAAATTGGGAAAAAAAAGATTGTGGAACATTTGCAGATGTGGAATGGATTGCCACATATTATAGCCCAAAAATAAGTAAAAACATAATATTAGACACATTTTTGAATGTTGCGAAAAATTTAATATTACATTTGAGTAATTTGGAAAAAACAAAAGGTAAGCTTATCATGAATTTTAGTGAAAGTGATACCGAGGTAATTAAACCCCCCGAAAATCGTATTTTGTACAACTTACCTGGTACCAATATGCATTATTTACAAACATATTTACTAGACGAAGAAATTGATATTGATGAGATTTGTTTTGTTCCTCAAATGACATTTTCATGTCATATTAAAGACATTGTTGATATTTTCAAAGAAATATCAAAAGATTCTATGAATGTTTTTGAAAATTACAATCGTCTTTCACAAGAAAGGATTAAATTGATTGAAAGAATTGAAAAATGTGTCAACAAATTATTTGAAAGTTATAATAAATCTGTACCAAAAGAGATTAGAATAAGAGAAACAAAGAACATAAATATAGTAAAATCAATGAAAAATTGTATATTTATGATTTTGTACAAATTGGAAAGATATTTCAACAATTATTTACAAGATGAAAAAGTAAAAAATAAAGCTAAAAATGCCAAATATTTGAAAGATACACTGTTTTTCAATTCTCGACATACAAATTATGAATTATATCAATATCTCAAAAAATATGTATCCGAATATTTTGCCAATTCATTGGATGATAACCAAATAATCATAATTGTACATACATTAATTGTTCAACAAAATATTTTGGAAGATTTTTTAATTGAAGACAAACAATTTGTTCGTAAAAATGCATTTCTTATAACAAATAAGTTGGAAAAGACAAACAGTCAATACGGAAATCCTTATTATTCGTTGATTTCTTATTTTAATTTCTTTGAGGACCCAAAATACGATAATGAAACCGAAATATTCAATGATTGGTTGCAATACAAAAATATTGATATTTTTTCCAGTACAACAGATATAAAAAATGACGTGGTATTATGTGAAGTTCGTTCATTTGCACGTATGATAGTTTCATACATATACAATGTGGCAGACACTGAATTAAAAAATGACATGACAAATGGAATATGTAATCGTATAACAAATGTATTCAAACCTGATATTAATGCAATTTCTATAAAAAGTTTGAAAAAATTTATTAGTTTGTACGAAAGTAACCAAAAAGTAAAAAAGTAAAAAATTGATTATTTTTTTAAATTATATTTATAAAATATAATTTAAAAAACAAACGTTAAAATGAACTTTTATTCCGACATTATCATGAATGATATAATGGATAATTATCCATTAGAAGATGTAATTGATTCAGTAGAAAAATTTGGAGAAGACTGTTTCAATGCAATTGCCAAATATTCGTATAATAGCATTCATGAGAAATATATATACAATGTTTTAGGCAATACAAAAAATATTGTAGCATTTCATTGCATTGACAATGAATTTAATTTGAATAATTGTCCATCCATGCTAGTATATCGTAAATGTAAATGTAATAATGAAATAAGATATTATATTTTAATAGCTTGTACAAAACGCACATTTAGAAATCAAGGTTATGCTTCAAAATTATTGGATGGTCTTGTAGAAAGAATAAAAAACGAGAATAGTGATAATACTGAAAATACAATAAAAATTATATTAAGTTCAGTTGAAGAGTCAGTAATGTTTTATGAATCATATGGGTTTAAATGGACACGTGAATCAATTACGGACCATAATATGTTATTGAGATTTGAAAGATATGAGCCAAAAAAAGAATATTTTATAATGGAACTTGTTATATAAAGTACTCAACGATATTACATGTTTCATTTTGTTTTATCTTGGTTTTCATCATCATCTTCATCATCACTTGTAATATCAATCAGTTCTGGAACTTCATCTTTATTTTCTTCTTC